ATGAGCGAAGAACAAAATCGTCAGATTACATTTGAATATATTACAAGTCACTATGCCCTAATAGCGGCATTGCCGCTGATTTGCGGAACGTCTCACCTTATTGGCTCTCTTTTGGTCATTGGAAAGTATCATATAATGCTTGCAAGCTATCAGGATGCATTTACATATGGTCTTCTCAGTATTCCTTTTACTGTTTTCGCTATTGTTTTCGTTTTTACTCTACATATTATAGATAGATATGGTAAAAAGAGCTCTGGCTTTAGTTTAGAAGTAGCTGGAGGTGCTGCTGTGTTAATTTCGCTGGCGTATTTTATATTGGTTCCTATTTTTCTTGGGCAGGAGATAGATGTTCCGGGTGTCGGAGCATCTGTGATCGCCGGAGCTGTCTTGGTCTATTTTCTCCTTTCAAGATACTTTTCATATCAGATTTTACTAATACTATTGGTGGTTTTTATCGCATTCTTCACAGGATTGCTGGACGGATATATGAAGATAAAATATCCATCATATACGTCTAGAATTTGCATTGGTGAAGATTGTCGCACAGCAAGCATCTATGCTGTTCTTACTCATCATATGATACTGGTTCGCTGTGACGGATCGCTGGAAACAATTCGCGTTGAAGACGTCAGCTCAATAGTCTCCCCAAAGGTTATCTATTTTCAGCGATGGGAAGAACGCCTCAAACATCGCACGTGCCTCTGATAGGCACTTTGACGAGCGGCGGTGGCGTTTCTCGCGCCGACGGCGAGGTTGTCAGAAGGAGCGTGACTTGAAGCAGCCGAGGGCAAAGGGCCAGCACTACGTTCCGCGCTTCTATCTAAGCTATTTCGCCGGACCTGATGGTTTCGTGCACACCTATGACAAGCAGGAAGGCATTTGTCGGGCTTCCAAGCCGGAAGACACCGGAAAGGAAAGCAATTTTTACTCCGTTGACGGACCGGACGGCGTGCGCTGGGACGAACTCGAAACGACCCTGTCGAAAATCGAGTCTTTAGCCGCGCCGGTGCATGCGCGTCTTGTCACGGGCAGCATACCGACTGGCGACGACCGCGATGCCTACGCACTATTCCTCGCCACGCTGTATTTGCGCACGCCGGCAATGGTGAATGCGATGGCAGGCTTCTATGGCGACTTAGCTCAAGTCACGGCCTTGATCGCGGACAAAAATCCGCTTGATCCCGAGACCTTCCTGGAGAATTACGAAAAGAATATCGGGAAACCAGTTGAGCCGGCAGACAGACAGAGGATAGTTTCTATACTCGGTGACAAGAAGAACATAACGATGAACGTCGATCGTCGCGTCGGTCTAAACGCCATAAACAGTGCTCCTGATATAGCGAAATTGCTGCGTCAGATGTCGTGGCTTGTCTTAGATGTCGATGAGGCCAACCTGATAACCAGCGACAACCCTGTTGTGCGAGTTAGCCCGCCAGAGGCACGAAACTCACCATATGGTGACGGCGGTTTTCTCCATAAGCAAATGTATGTCACCGTCCCATTGGCGCCGCATCGAATGCTTGAAATGGCTTGGGGGGCAGGTGATCATCTAAGAGTGGTAAAAGCGGATCGTGAGCGGAGAAAGCTTTACAACCGTCAGAGAGCCATGTTCTCGGAGCGATATCTTTATGCGAACAGGCGTGATCAAGGTCTTCTGTCGCTAGCTACGAAATATCCATCTCCCGGCATGCGGATCGATATCGGCCACCCCAGCGAGCGCTTTCCGATCAGACTGCAGCGTCGGCTGAAAGCAGATAGGGGCGCGTCCTAGGACGCGCCCTTCCGTGCTAATCGGTTCTGAGGTCTTCCGCGATGAGGTTCCGCAAAAGGTTCGTCGCAACCATACGGTTCGTCGCATGATTGTCGCTAGCCTGAGCGCGCCTCACGCGCTCGCCATATGACAGCTCGATCATGCCGCGCACGATCTGCCAATTCCCCGTGACGGGGCCGTAGGGCGTGTCAACGGTCACGGCGTTCATCACGCGGCCTCCTTCACGGCCGCCGGAAGCGGCTTTGCCTTATTCACCGCGTCTGTGAAGTCAGCCGGGTCAACCTTCGCCATCATGCGTTGGAAGTCCGCGAACTCATCGCCAAGCTGGCGCTGAAGCATGGCGACCATCCGGCTAATCGCCTCCTGTTTCTTGTCGGCCGGCTTCGCCTGCGCGGCCTTTCCCGATGCCGCCACCGGCGCGGCGACAACCGGCGTCAGGGTCGGGCCACTGACGACATTGCCAGTATCTTCCTGCTTCGCTGCGACAGCGGGCTTCACGGCGGCCAGGCCAGCCTTCACCGTCGCCGCCTCGATGCGCTTCACGACTTCAGCAGGGGCCGGTGCTTTGCCCGATGCTGCCTCCGCGATGATCGCGGCGCGCACGGGAGCCGGCGTGCTCTTCGCGGCGATCTTGTAGGCGACATTCGCGGGGAATTGCGCCGCAGCAGCAGGCGCGCTCGCGAAGGCGCGAGCGACCGACATGTAATTCTGCGCGGTCTTTTCCGACCAATCGAACTCCGCCTTCAGCCACTCGCCGAACCGACCGTGGCCAAGTAGGTCTTTGACGATGAGAAGTTCTTTGCCGATCGCCAGAATGGCTTCACGCGCCGATCGGTCATGTTGGCGGATGGTCGCTGCCGCCTTATCGATCGTCGCCACTTGCGCCGACGACAGCCCTGTGCAGTCGATGTTACTCATGGCCGATCGCGCCGCCGGCTGTTCGATGGCTGTCAGGTTCAACTCGCCAAGGTCCAATTCGGCTAGTTCGAGTTCTTCGATTTCCGAAACATGGTTCGGATTTGGGATGGTCGTCGTGTTCATTCTATTGTCCTTTTCTGCCGTCGCTCTCGATGATCGCGCGAGGTTTTCGGCGTTATAGCCACCGGTCGTAGGCGAGGCGGGCAGGATCGATCACAAGTCTGTTACCGGCCAAATGTCCGCTGCGTAGATCAGTAGCTCGCGCGTTGCATGCTCCCAATCAGTCGAGGTCTCGCGATAGAAGGCGAGCCAATCTGCGGTGATGCCACGTTCCGCGAGAAACGCCGTCACGGCTTCCCCGATGGCGAGGCGAAGGTCTGACACGGTTTCGGCAAAGTCCGACGAAGGAAGCTCGCGGGTCTGGTAGGTCATCTGAAATCCCCCAAGGTAATTTGCGTTGCCTGTCCTAGATGAGTCAGCCGAATTCGCGTGTCAATAGAAATAATCGCAAGAAATTCAACCTAAAGTCAGTAATGACTGATCTTTCGGTAATAAAAAACCCCGGCACTCAGGCCGGGGCAGTGGACACGAACGACTGTTCGGCAACACCGAACGTTTTACATTATAGCACGATGTCGATGAGCTGACGGACGGGACGAAGAAATATTTCCTAGGCTGCGAGCGCGGCTTCGTTTCCTTCGGTCCATGCCTTTTCATACCACGCCAGCCAAGCGAGCACTTCCGGCGTCGTCAGCACATACTTCTCAGGGTCCAGCTTGCGCCTGCGGCCGCGATTGAGCTGCTCCAGCTCATATACCGGGCGGATGTTCTGTGCGGCCATGCCAAGCACAATCGCGTCGAAATCCCGCGCCGGGTTCCAGCCATGAACGGCGGCGATCCGTTTCACCGCATACAGGAAATCCGCCCCTCGCAGGTAGCACGTGTTCAACCACGGCCGGGGAAACGCTGCTTCGTCACTCATCGATCGACTCCATCTTCTTCATTCGCTTCTTGGCGCGGCGGCGCTCCTGCCGAAGCCGCGCCTGTTCGGTTTTGTAGGCCGCGCGATCTTCCGGCGACATATCCGCCAGCGCTTTATAACGCCGAACCTCGCCGCCCTTCTTGGCGGCGTAGCGCAAGCGCTCCTGTTCCGCCCTACGTGCTTGGCGGTCTTCCGGGCGCAACAGCCGGGCGCGCACGGCGCGCCCTTTCTCTACAAGGATCTTGTCTCGGTATTCGGCGCGCTGGCGTGCGGCGAGGCTCGCGGCGTAACGCTCATATGCAGCCTGGGCGAACGGTGAACCGGGGCCGAAGCGACTAACGGCGTCGGCGACTACCTTGCGCCGCCGCTCTTTGTCGGATGCTTCGGCGAGCGCTGCTTCCAGCTCTAGCAGTCCCGGGCCGGCGAGCGGGCGATCTTCCGGAGTAGCGAGTAGTTCGTCCAGTTCCGCAAGCACATGCCCGATGCCGGCACCGTCTGTTCCGATATCCGCAGCCGTGTCACGATCCTCGCCGGCCGACAGGTTACGCCGGGCACGCGCCTCAAACTCATCATCATCGGTGGGTGGCGGTTTCGGCATTCCGGCAGGTCACGTAATTCTTGCCTTAAGTGTAGTCACACATTTCTGACAAGACAACCCCCCCCTGTGCCGGAATAATTTCCTATCCGGAGCGTGCTTCCCTAGCCGGAGGACGGTCGGATGTCACGTCTTCCTTGCGAGTTTCCCTTTGTATGTATTTTGATTCTAGAAGTAGGAAATAATAACTGGAACTCGCAAGGAAAGCGTGACACCCACTCTCCGGCTAGGATCACCCTCTCCCGGAACAGGATGAGGGACACGAAACAGAGAAGTAGAGAGAGGAAGGGACAGGGACACCCTGCCGTCCGGCGAGGGAGCCATTTCCGAAACGGCGTTGCGGATTTCCCGGCGAGGCGAAACCCTGCCGTCCTACCGCCGCCCGATCATGTTGCCGGGCCGCGTCTGCCGGCGCATCTCATCGGCAACGACGTGGCGCATGGTTGCTTCCATCTCCTTCGCCATCTTCTTCGCAAGGTCGGTGTTCTGTGCCGGCGTGCCGGCCGAACCATTGACGGTGATCGGTGCGTTGATGCTGATCACCTGCCCACCCACGGGAGCCGGCATGGCGTTGCCCTCCCCTGCAATGCCACCGGTCGCGAACGCCTGAAGGCGATTGTCGTTCACGGCCTCTAGAAGGGCGCGGTGCTTTGCCGTCGCCGCCGCGTTGACGACGAACTCGCCATCCGACAGCCGGGCCGGAATGCTGTCGCTCGTGCTCGTGCCGGGACCGGAGACGTAGCCGCCCGTCGCGAGCTTGATCACCTTGCCAGCGCCGGGCACGATGCCGCCTTCAGAGAAGCCGAACATCGCGAGCAACGGCTTCAGGATCATCATTTGCACGGCCATATCGACAAGTTGCGATGCCATGCGCTTGATCACGTTGGCGAACGCTTGTCCGGCCGATACGCCGTTCAACAGGTCTTGCGCGAAGCCGCTCACCGCGCCGGCCGCGATGTTGGCGAACTCTTCCTTCGCGGCGGTTCCCTTCTGCTGTGCCGCCGTCTCGGCTTCGATCGCGGTGATCAGCGCCACGATGCGCGCGCGCTGATCATCGGTCGCCGCCGCGCCTGCATTGCGCAGCTCATTCGAGATACGCTGTTCAAGCTCGGTCGCACCGATGAGCGACAGCTCGCGCTCTAGCTCTGCGATGAGTTCACGGACAGCCTTCGCCTCGCGTTCTGCCGCCGCTGCGGATGCGTCACGCTTGGACGCGCCAGCGTTGCCGCCTCCCGTGGCCGGTGGCGGGGTGTAAGGGGCCGGCGTGAAGGTGGAGGCCGGCGAGGCTGAAGGCGACTCAGTGGCCTTCCTACGGGCTTCGACAACGGCGAGGATTTGAGCTTCGGTTTCCTGAAGCGCGGCGCGTTCGGCCTCTAGGTAGGCAATGTCGCCGGAAACGTCGCGGGAGAACAAGCCGCCATCGGCCTGTTGCCCCTTCAGCTTCAGAATCTTGTTCTCGAGGTCGAGCGATTGCGCGCCGATCTCGGCGAGCTTCGCGCCGAGGCTGGCGTTCTGCTGATTTTCGAAAGCGCGGAAGGAATCGATGAACTGCTGCAGCGCGCCGATCGCATCGATGATTGCGCCCTTCAGCGCGGTGCCGACGGTCTGGCTGACGATCTTGAATTGCCGGTCCACTTCGGCGGCGCGGGTGATCACTTCGGCGTCAAGGATATTGCCGAGCGCGTGCGCCTCATCGATCGTCGCCCGGATCGAATCCGCGCCACGGTCCAGAAGTTCCACAAAGCGCTCGCCGGCCGTGCCGCCGAACAGCTCATCCGAAATGCGGATTTGAGCCGCCTTGTCGAATTTGCCGAGCCGATCGATGATTTCGAGCAAGAGCGCGGACGGGTCGGCAAGCTTGCGCTTCAGCTCTTCCGCGCCGTAGCCAAGTCGGCCGAAGGCTTCCGCCGCACTGCCCTTGCCGGTCGTGGCGAACTCGTCGCCGCGTAGGGAAAGCTCCTTCAGGCCGTCCGTGAGACTGTCGACAGGGATGCGCGCCTGTTCGGCGACGATGGCCCATTCCTGAAAAACTTCGGTCGTGACGCCAGCCCGCTTCGCCTGATCTCCGATTTCGGCGATGCCGGCCGCGACCTGTCCAAGATTCCCGACGATGCCAGTGACGCCACCGGCCACGAAGCCGCCGACGAAGCCAGCCGCGAAGTTTTTCATCAGGCCGCCGACGCGGGAAGCAGCCTTGCCAAGCGTCGATTCCAGCTTGTCGCCGGCCTGTTTTGCGCGACGCTCCATACCGCCCATTTCGTTCCCAAAAACGCGGCTGGCGCGCTTCATTTCACGCTCTAGCTGGGTCATCCGCGCTTCGACGGAAACGATTAAGCGCTCTTCATCGGTTGCCACGAACAAAACTCCTACGCTGCATCACTCATCAACTCATCGAAATCGTCGCGGTCATAGATCGACCGGGTGTTGGCGTTCGCCGCCGCGCGTCCGACTGCCATCGCAGCGGCTACCGCACCATCAATCCGATCGAAGCGGTTGCCTTTGTGCATGCGCACAAGGCCAGTGTCGTTTCGGCTTGCGACGACGGAGTCGAGATGGTGCCGAAGCACGGGATGGCCGTTGTGGCGAAGCTTGCGGCCGTTGACGGTGCGCTCTAGCGCGCCGATCGCCGGTGCCATTATCAGCGGCCGTTGCGGCATCTCGACAGCCGGAAGCCCGTCATCGTGAAGCCGCTGCATGGTGATCCGGGCAAGGTGAGGATCGAAGGCGATCTCGCGCACGTCGAACCGGGCGCATAGCTCGCGAAGATGAGCCTCTACTGCTTCCGGTTCGATGATCGGGCCATCAACGGCGATAACGTGACCTTCGTCGCGCCAACGCTCGTAGGGCACACCGTCCTGCTGCGCGCGGCCGGCGAGGTCATCGCCGGGGACGAAGAAATAGGGGTGAATAGTCAGGGTGCCATCATCGTGTCGCCATGCAGCGACGATCGCGGTGAGGTCGCCGTTCACGGAAAGATCGACGCCGACGAAGCACGGCAGCTCGATAAGGTCGTCTAGATCGAAGTCGGCGCGGCCTTCGTCATAGGTCGCCATACTGAAGAGCGGATCACGGCTCGCCGCTTTCCAAATATTCAGGTTGAACTGTTCGAAGGCGTGCCGTTCGGATGGCCGGTGTTCGGCTTCAGCGGCTTGGCTGCGCAACGCGGCGAGGTTCGGAAAGCCATGCACAAGGCCGGGATTGACGCGGTGCCAAACGGCTTCGTCGCGCCAGTCATCGCCTTCGTCGGCTTCGAAGATGATCGGCAGATAGTCGGGCTTGATGATCTCGCCGGTGGCCACCTTCCGGGCGAAGTCGTATTCCTCGAAACCGATGTTCTCGGAACCACGGCCGGCCGTCGTGGCCACGATCATCAAGGTGTTCGGCGTCTTGGTGAGACCCTGCTTCAGCGCTTCCCAAAGCTCGCGTCCTTTCCATACATGGATTTCGTCCACAAGCACGAAGGCCGGCGTCTTCCCATGTTGCGCAGCGCCGTCGCTGGAAATGGCCTGTAGTGTCACGTCCTCCGCTTTGAAGACGATCTTCTTTGCCGAGTTGTGGGCGTCGTATATGCGCGTCGCGCCGACAAGGCGTTTGTCCAGGCGGACGATGTTCGCGGCCTCACGGAAGCCGAGCCCGGCTTGCTCGCGATCGGACGCGGCGAAAATGGCCTGCCCGGCGCGAACACGTTCCGGACCGATCGTATGCAAGAGCGCCAGCGCGGCGGCGAGACTGGTTTTGCGGTTGCCGCGCGGGATCATCCAGAACACGCGATTGACGATGCGCGAGCCGTCCGGGTGGCGCGGCCCATAGATGCGGCGCACGATCCGCTCCTGAAACGGAAAGAGCTGGAATCGCTGCTTCGGTTCGGTGCTGTTGGGGTGCTTCAGCTTGCGCAGGAAATCGACTGCTTCCTCGCCGTAACCAAACGGATCATCGATCGGCGAGCCGTCGTATATCCATGCCGGGAAAGCGCTCTTTCTCATCGGCCGCGCCCGACGGCGAGCGGGCTGTCATCATCGTCGTCATTGTCGGCGATCATCGATGCGCGGGACCGGGCGGCCGGCGTCAAGCCGAGTTCGGACGCGGCGCGAAGCTGTTGCTGTTGCGCCTGTAGCAGAATGGTCGAGGCGGGGTTCCGCTTGCCGGCGATGGTGAGGCCGGTAGCCTGAAGCTCCCGATGTGCAGCGCGCATGGTCGCGACAGCGATCACGTAGTTTTCGAGCGCGGCAAGATCGGCCATCGTCAGCACCTTGCGCTCATCGGCGAGGATAGGCGCGACGCGACGCCATTCCGCTTTCGCATCGCGCGACAGATAGCCGGGCGGCGAAGGGATCTTCGTCACTGGCGACGTGCCGGCGACGATGGTGCTAGGCTTCAATCCCCGGGTCACGACGTCGCGACCGCCTTGATTTCGAGGTAGCGCCGGAAGCCGATCTCAGCGATGGCCTTCACGTTGTAAGCCTTGCCGGCGTGCATGATGCGATCGGCGGTGTCGAGGCCGGGTCGCCACCACATGCGGAACACGACGTTGCCGGCTTCGGCCTCGCCGAAGCCTGTCAGGAACTCATCCGCACTTGCCGTGACGGTCTCAGCGCGCACCGTGGCGATGGTCGACCAAATCGGGATTGCGCGTCCAGAATCGGTGATCGTCTCGCCGGTCTTGCGCTGCACGGCGATCACATGGCGAAGGTTGCCGGCGCGCATCATAGCTTCCACCGCACGGCCGCTTCGATGAACATGACGCCGTGGCCGTGTTGCGGATCGGGATCACGCGGATAGACCGTGCGTTGGTGTTTGAAATCGTCCAGTTCGAAGCCGAACGCTTCCGTCGCCGGCCACGTCATAAGGCGATGCGCCACGGCCGCGCCGATCGTCTGCACTCTGTCGAGGCCGTCTTCCAGCGCCCACAAATGCAGGTCGAGGAACACCGTCGCGACGAACTGCCCACCGGCCGCGCGGCCGTGCATCATCGTGTTTGCGTTGGCGATCATGATGGCCGGGAGCTTGTCGGGGCGGGTCGACCCGGCGCGGACATGATCAGCCGGGACAAGGTCGGTGATGGCGCTGTCGCTGATCAGGTGCGCGCGCACGGCCTTTTGCATGGCAAGGGCAGGATCGATCATTTACCAGCCTTCCAATCCCGGATGGCCTTTGCGATGTCACGTTTCAGGCCGCGCTTGGTCGACCGCTGAAGCAACCGGACGACAATCCAGAAGAACGGTTGCGCCTCCATTTTGGAGGTCCCGTATTCGAGCAAATGCGGATACCGGACATCCTCGTTTCCGACGGTGATCACGGCCTCCAACGGGCCGGCGACCTTCGATCCGCCCGGCTGCGAATAGGCCGGCGTCGGCTGGCCCGGTGGGGTGATGACAATGCTCGATTTCAGGTCCGGCGCATCGGTCGCCGGATCGTCGGGCGCGAACCGACGCATCATGTCAGCCATAGGTGTCGCGCGCTTCACAACGGACGCCTGTGCCGCTTCGCGGACACGTTCCGGAAGTGCTTCTAGGCGGCGCTGAAGTCGCGCGACTTGATCGGACACGGCCATTCAGAACTCCCACGCTCGCCACGGGCGGATAAGGTCGACAACGCCGAACGGCACCGGGGATGCCGAGACGCCAACAAGCACGGCCTCACGGTTCACGAACAGGTGCGCCGCGAGCTGCAAAATGGCTTCGCGGATGGCACCGGGCATAGGGTCCAGGTCGGCGAGCGGTTCGCCGATGAAAGCCTCAATCCAGCTTTCGGCCGCGCCGATCTTGCCGGCGAGGAAGGCGTCATCCTCGATACCTGGGTCGAGATTGAGCTGTTGCCGAAGCTGTTCAACGGTGACGATCATGGGGCTTCACTCGGAAAATCTATTTGGGCGCACTCTTGCGCGGTGCTCCCCCCGCCGGTCCCTATAGAGGGGTCAAAATTGGAACCCTCCCCCCGGTAGGTGCCCTTCGGCATGCACAATGCTTCGGCGAGGCTTCCCCGACGCATGATGCGAACACGCAAGGCGGAATGGCTGATACCGAGATGAGCTGCCCATTCGGCCACGGTCATCGTCATGCCGTTGAAGGTATGCAGGCGTGCGTTAGGCTGGCGCGTGGTGCCCTTGCTCGGGCGTGACGGCCGGCAGTCGGGCGGATTGTAGCCTTTGCGGCCGAAGCTGTTGCCGATGGCAATGCCGATCGGATAGCCGCGCCGCATGCGACCTACTATCAACCGGTATGGCGTGCCGGTTCGTTCTGCCCAGTCGCGAAGGGTGAGCGCAACGCCATCGTGTTCGTGAAGCTTAGGCATCGATTCTCACCTTCTGCGCTGCGATGTCAGGAAGGCGGAAATTCTCGCCGGCTGCGATCGTGGCATCGTATCGAGCGATGGCGTCGGTAGCCTGTTTAGCGACGCGGCACGGTTCCATGCCGGCGAGGTTGCACACATCGACAAAGTCGCGATTGGAAGGCCGGAACCATGCGCGCGCCTGCATTCGCACCACGTCGCGATTGACATTGTCGCCACGGCAATCGGTGGCGTCACGAAACGCCTGTAGGATGACGTTCACCCATAGGGTGCGCTCGCGCTCATCGGACGGGGCTTTCGTCGTTTGGCCCTTTTTCATGGCCGGCGCTCCCGTGCGGCATCGATCGCATTGCAGCGCTGACAGCCGGGTTTCCAGTTGGACGGCTCTAGGCGAAGGTCGGGGCGTTTCCGGATGCTGACTATGTGGCGGACCAGCACGGCGGGTGCGCCACACTCACAGAAGCGGTTCTCAGGACGTGCGAGGAAGGCGCGTGCGGCGTCTTGCCATTCACTGGTATAGCCGCGCTGGCGAGCTGAAGGCCGGCGACGGTCATGGCGTGCCTTACGGGCGCGAGCATCCTTCTTCTGGCACGGGCATTTCTCGCCGGCCGGGATCGTATGGTTGCATGCGCAGATGTAGGGCGGACGGATAGTCATCATCGGCCACCCTTCGCGAGGTGCAGCAACCGGGCCTTGGCATCGGCAATTTCTTCGTCGGACGGCAGGTTGCGCGGATCGTATTGGGACGCTTCGTCGGCTTCGTCGGCGACGCCGTTCAAGGCGCGGTGCTTGTCGATGAATCCTTTGTGCGCGGCGATGATCTGATCTGGCGTTGCCGACAACGCCGCATCGGGCGTCCAGCCAAGCCAGCCGGTCGCGATCTGGTAGAGGGTCGCCAGTGCCTCAATGAGGTCGATGCGCTTGCCGGCCTGTTCCTTGCGCTGTTGCTGATAGCCTTCCTCGGGCTTCTCGCCGACGCCGTAGGAGGCGCATACGATGTCAAACAGCGGCTTCCATAGATGCTGAAGCTGACGAACGCCGCGCTGATCCACCTTGGCGATGAGAAGCCGCCGGGCTGCGATCGGATCGACCGCCGTCAGGTCTATGACAGCCTCGATTATCTCAACGCTGCAATCGGCGATGCCACTGAGAAGCGGAAAGAGGCTGTAGCGGGTTTCGAGGATGATCGCGGCTCGCAGCGACGGCCGCAAACGCACGATGTCGCCACCGTGCCGAATGAGGATGTCTGTCGCTGCGAGCTGCATGGTCGTTACGCCGACGCCAGCGTCAGCTTGGTGAGTGCTTCGCCGAGCACGACACGGCCACCGACACGACGGCGGGCGTGAAGCTTCACGATGCCGTTCGCAGCGCCGGTGTAGTCATCGCGAAGGATTTCGAAGCCGACTCGATCGGCGATCGTGTAGCCGGCCGCGAAGTCACCGAACACGATCGGCGTAGCGCCGGCCGTCGGATTCGGGGCATCAACGGCCTCATAGACCGGCCGGCCTAGCAGGGTCGGCGGAACGCCAGCGGCAATCGACGGCTGCCAAATGTAGGAGCCGTCGGTATCCTTCAGCTTGCGCACGACGGCCATCGAGGATCGGTTCATCATCCAGACGCCATTCGCCGAATAGGCCGTCTTGATCGAAAAGAACGTGTCGATGAGGTCGTCGGCGGTGATCGCCGTTCCGGCCGCTTCGAATTCGCCGACTTCGGCCGACGTGAGAACACCTTCAGCCTGGGACGTGCCGTTGCCGTTCACGAACCACGCGGCTTCCTTCTGTCCGAAGCGCCGCGCGACGTGATTGCCGAGATAGGCCGAAAGGTCGATCTGCGAATCTTCCAACAGCACGCGCGTCACCGGAACGATGACGGCCATTTCGAAAGGTTTTACGTCGATCTGTTCGAACGAAGGTTCGCTTTCCGGGCGTGCGGCCGTTTCAGTGACTTCGCCGACGGTGACTTCGTCCACAAGCCGGGGAAGCTGAAGCAGCGGGCCGGACATGGTGATGGAAGACGCGACGGCGCGAACCGGCGAGAATTCGGCGATCTTTTCGATGATCGATGCCGAGACGGCTTCCGGTGCCAGAATGCCACCGGTGGAAGGCGCGGCGTAGCCGAGCGACTTCACCTCGGAAGCATCACCGGAACGGACGAAGTGCGTGAACGCCTTCACCTCGTTGTCATTGTCGGCGCCGGGATGATTGGCGTTCGCTGCGACGGGGCGGTTCGCCTTCGCCTCGATCTTGTCGATGCGGGTCTTCAGCGCCTTCAGCTCTTCAGGGGTGATCACCGGGTCGCTCTTCAGCTCCGACTCATTCTTCAGTTCGGGTTCCATTTCGGTCCTTTCGTGGGGAGGGGTTGCCGCGCCACCGGCGGACTTCACTGACAAGATACGTGCGGCCGGGTGGCACGGGTCGCGAACGATGGAAATTTCGGCGAGGTCGAGCGCAAGGATGGTGCGATTGCCATCAGCTCGCGTCTTGGATTCGGTGGCGCGGAAGCCGATCGAAAGGCCGGTGGCCTTGCCGCGCTTCACAAGGGAATGAACTTCGCGCGCCAGCGGCACGCTATCGAGGAAGAGGCGGCCCTTCACCTCAAGGCCGGCGTCGGTTTCCCTAATCTCTTCCCAAACGCCAATCACCTGTGACGGGTCGTGCTCGTATAAGATCGGCATCGCGGCGGCGGGATTGAACGCACCCTTTTCGATGAGGTCGCCCACGGTGTCCGGCTCGCCGAACGGCCATGCGATGCCGGAAATGGTGCCGGCGTCATCAACGCTTAGCGTGGCCTTGATTTCGAGCTTATCCATTGGCGGCCTCATCGGTCGCCGCGTCCGGTTCGTCGCCGAAGTAGACGGCAGACAGGATCTCCAAAACGAGCGGATAGCTTTCCTTGATCGGACGGCCGGCGACGTAGGTGCGCGTCAGCTCGTAAGCGTCCTTCGGCGATGCACCGCCGCCGATAAGCGCGAGCCGGACGGTTTCGGTAAGGTCCGTCATGGCGAACAGCCTGCGGAACACGCGATCGAACAGAACGCCGAATGCAGCGCCGGTCTTGCGCTCCAGCTCCAGCACGGCATCGAAGGGGAGTGCGAAGGCGTGATCGCCGTCGCCAAGGAAGCGGGTGATTGGGGTCATGCGGCGTCTTTGTTCGCGGTGCTATTGTCGTTCGACGCGGCCGGCGTCATGGCCGGCGCTGGCGTCGTGAAGGGGCTGGCGAGCACGTCGCCGCCGTCCATGCGGGGAAGGTTCAAGCCTGCCCTTACTTCGTTCGCCGTCATCGCGCCCATTGCGCGGAACTGCTGGTAGGTCGTGGCGCGCGTGGCGAGGTCGGCCGTGAGAATGTCTTCAATGACAAATTCGACGTAGTAGCCGGCTGCACGATCTTCCGGGGAAAGCAGCACTCGCGCATAAGCGTCCTGCCACTCGTCAAGCCAACTGCGCAGGGTCGTCACAAGGAACGCCCTGAACATCTCTTCCGCGTTGCTCCATGTGCCGCGCGTCAGGTCGAAGAGCATCGTCGGCGGGATGCGGAAGATGCGGGCAATTTCTTCGGTCTGGAAACGGCGGTTTTCGAGGAACTGCGAATCCGTCGACGTGAAGGCGTGCATGACGGCCTTCCACCCGCCATCAAGAAACATCGGGCCGCCATTGCCCTTCCAAGCGGCGTAAGCCGCCTTCAGTCGTTTCAGGACGGTCGCGCCGCGCTCGCCTTCTGGCGTGACGTTGTCGTTCTCGAAAACAAGAGAGGGACGGGCGCCACCGGCGAATAGCTGCGCAGCGTGGCGTTCCAAGACGGATGCAAGGCCGATCGCTTCCTTGCCTACCTTGATCGGCGAGATGCCGAGCGGTGCCGAGACGCGAAGAACATCCTGAAAGCGATAGATACGTTCGCGGCCGTTCGCGAGGCGCTGCACATAGAACGGCTCGCCGGTCGAGTCGTCCACCTTCGTGGTGATCGACAGCGGATCAAGGCGGATGAATTCGACAGGTTCGCCGATGGAATTGCGGCCGACAGCGGCATAGCCGTGATCGTGAAAGATGGCGTCGGCTGACAGTTGCTCGCGAAGCTCGCCAGACGACGTAAAGTCGTTCGCGAAGCCATGAACCAACTCATATGCGGGATGGTCGTCCGCCGTGCGCTTGCCCTGTTCGGTGTTCTGAAACGCTTTGACAGGAAGCGAGCGCGCCGACTTCGTAATCAGCGTGACGGCAGCATAGACGGCCGGGACTCGAATGGCGGTTGCCGGCGTGATCGTCGGACCTGAAATCGTCGGCATGCTGCCGAGTATTTCTTCGGCGAGCGGGTCGGTAAGGGTAATCGATTTCTTCTCGATACCCCTGCCGAACAACGCCTTTACTGACTGGGAAATACGCAAACGCGAGACACCTACAAACTCGACTGTAGGAATATTGTCTCATACGCAGATTCACTTGTGAATCCCTTGTTGTGATTTTTTTCCTACCCGTCAGGCTGGCATCAAGTGCGACAGGTCTAGGCCGGGATAGGCAATCGAATTGATCAGGTCGACACGCTGCTGAAGCATGCCTTGCGGCATGATCCCGTAGCGGCCGGTCATCGTCGGACTGCCATGCCCGAACGCAAGCGGGCCAAAGTAATCATCCATGTAGCCCGCACGACGGAAGGCGTCGGCGGCACCGTGCCGGAAGCTGTAGAGCGATAGGCCGCGACCGTTCTTCAATCCGATGCGCGTTAGATAGCGGCCGAACTCCCGGCTGAAGTCGGCGATCATCTGGCCTCGCGAGTTTCGTTCGGCGTGCGGGAAGAGCCGCGTCTGTCCAGCCGCTTCCATACCATCGCGATACTTCAGGAAGCCGAGCCGAACCAATTCAGGATGCACCGGCACAACGCGCATGCTCCCGGCCGTCTTGACGCTCTTGTCGCCGTCGCCTTCCGTCGTGATGTGCATGATCCAATGCCCATGCTCCTGTCGCACGTCGGCAATGGCGAGCTGCGCAACCTCGGCCGGCCGCGCGCCGCTGTAGAGCATGATCAGCGGCACCCAATACCGATGGTCGCGGATACGGACATTGCCGGGCTTGGCGATGTTGCGCCATTCGTCGGCGGATTGGCATCCGGCGAAGAGCGGCGACTTGAAAAGGGTCTTGAGCTGGTCCGTGGTGAAGGGTGCCGGCGAGTTGCCCTTCGACTTTTTCAGGAACATGCCATCGGCCGGATTGGTGTCGAGATAGCCGTGACTGACAAGCCAGCCGCAAAAGGCGCTGAAGCCGGCGAGGTAACGGTTGACGGTTCGATGCGTGATCACCGGCTTGCCGATCTTCTCATTGTGCCGGACGATCTGTGACAACGTCATGCCGGCGAAGTCGCGACTTTCGGTCGCCTTCACCGGGAACTTCAAAAGTAGCGCCTTCCACTCGCGCACGGCCTTCTTGTCAATCCGGTGAGCAGGGCAGGTGCTTCCGACGAAGTCGACAAAGCTGCCAACATCGCGCCGGGCTTGTGCGATCGTATCGACGGCGATGCCTTTGGGGTTCTCCGCAGCGTAGCGCTCGAATAGTTCCATGATCGTCTCGCCGGGTGCGGCTTGCTCCCGCGACGTGCCAGCGGCCGGCTTCACGATCGGGTCTTTCGGCACGCCGCTGTAGTCGCCACGGTCGCGCTCGATGGTGCGCTCCAATCCCTCGATTTCGGCGCGCATGAGACGTTGCGCCAAGTCGCCACGATCCGCCGACAGGGGATCAATCAAGAGCTTGTTCTGATCAATGTAGGCGTCAACCTCATCCTCGATTAGCGCCGTCTCGCCGGTAGCCAGATGCTTCCGCATATCGGCGAGCTTCGCGCGGCGAAGCTTGGCCTCATACTCGCGTCGCCGCTTCACGGTCGTTAGGTCGACAGTCACGTCAAGCATGGCGGCAGGGTCGTGAATGTCGATCCGGTCCCGCTGCACACGGTTGATAGCTTTTTCCGTTGCCGCCTCGATATCGGCGACAGTCGGCATGTTCCGGCGCGTATGCTCGTCGCGTTCAAGTGTGGCGGTGTAGTGCTGCCACGTCGCGTCGGTCTTGTCGTCAGGCGTCAGTATCCGCCGTGAGCGGATGTCATCGAACTCACGATTCCATGCTTCCACAACCGGCCATAGAAGCCGCTTGGCAACATTTTCGTCTTTCGTGCCGAGCGCCTTCACAAGCTCCCGTTTGCCGATCATGTCGACAAGATCGTTCGGCACTTTCGCCCGTGCATAGTAGCTCGCGCCGCGACGTAGGAGGTAGCTGATCCGTGCCAT